AACTGCTTGAAGACTCAGGCGTGGACATGCTGTCATTCTTGGCAGATCAGGTTGGTAACGCACTCGGTTACGCTGTTGGTTCAGCGTTGACTGTTGGTTCGGGAACTGACACAGCAAACGGAATCGTCACGGCATCGTCCGTTGGTGGTACCGCAGGCACCGCAACAGCGTTCACCGCAGACAACCTCATTGACCTCCTCTACTCCTTGGATGGTGCAGCTCGCAACCTTCCAGGTGTTGGTTGGATGATGAACGGTAAGTCCGTTGGTCAGGTTCGCAAGTTGAAGGACACCGCCGGAAATTATGTTTTCCAGCCTGCCCTTTCAATGGACAGCCCAGACATGTTGCTTGGTAAGCCAATCTACGAGAACCCTTCAATGGTTGACGTAGCAAGCGGAACCAAGTCTGTCATCGTTGGTCACCTACCTTCGTACTTCGTGCGCACGGTTGGTGGACTTCGTTTGGATCGTTCAGATGACTTCGCCTTCAATCAAGGCCTCGTCACCTTCCGCGCAACATTCCGCGCTGACGGCGATCTGCCACAGACATCACACATCAAGCACCTCCTCCAGCCATAATTGGTTTGAGGTAGTGCAACCGATAGCAATATCGGTGTAAGTTTGAGGGTAGGTCGAACACGCAGGGCGACCTACCCTCATTTCTTTTTATTCCCTGCGACCTGCGAAGGAGAGAATGGTGGGTAATGCTCGTAATAATCAAAAACACTCCGGTCGAGTTACCAGACCTGGAAGCAGAGATATTGCTCCACAGGGGAATAGCGCACTTGCCAGAGCTGGCAGATTTACCAATGCCGAATCGTTACGAATCCTCTGGTACTCGAACGCCCCGTTCGCCCCAACAGGGTACGGAACCCAAACAGCGCAAGTCGTCCAAAGGCTCACCAAAAAACACGAAGTAGCAATCCATGCGATGTACGGCATCGAGGGTATGGCTTCGATGTGGAATGGCATAAAACTTTATCCACGAGGGATGTCACCATATTCCGATGATGTGCTTGTTGCGCATTGGATGGATTGGGCGAATGGCAATCGTGAGATTCCTGCGATGTTGATGACGTTGTTTGATGTGTGGGTCTTGAAGTCTCCGTCGTTGGAGCAGGTTCCTAATATCGCTTCATGGGTTCCGATTGATCATGCGCCTTGCCCGCCAGAAGTTGTGGGTTGGTGTAAGCGTCCTAATGTGAAACCGATTGCGATGTCTAAGTTTGGTTTGGACATGTTGCAGAACGCGGGTATTGATGCGATGTATGCGCCTCATGCGTTTGAGAAGGTGTTTGTTCCTACACACAAGTTGTCGAATACTCGTGGGGAGTTCACCGGCAGACAGTTGATGGAGGTGGATGAGGACAGGTTTGTTGTGATGATGAACGCTGCGAACAAAGGTCAGAACCCTTCACGCAAATCTTTCGGTGAGAACATTCTGGCTTTCGCTATCTTCGCTCAAGACCGTCCTGATGCTTTGCTGTATCTCCACACGGAACGTGATGGTGCGATGGGTGGTATCAACCTTGTACATCTGCTGGATGCGTGTGGTGTGAAGCCTGAGCAATACAAGATTGTTGACCCGTATGCGTATCGGACTGGTTTCCCTCAGCAAGCGTTAGCAGCGTTGTACACCGCTTCGGATGTGCTGTTGGCTTGCTCGATGGGTGAAGGTTTCGGTATCCCTGTTATCGAGGCTCAGGCTTGCGGTACACGGGTCATCGTTTCCGACTACACGGCTCAGCCTGAGTTGGTTGGGGTTGGGTCAGCTGTGGCAATTCAGCCGTTCTGGGATAGCCATCAGAAGTCGTGGTTCTGCACCCCACAGGTGCCATCCATCGTGGAGGCTCTGATTGAGGCCTACGAAGCCCCTAGAGGCGTGTCAGATGAGGCTGTGGCCTTTGCCAGCCAATATGAAGCTGATGCCGTATTTGAGAGCCATTGGAAACCAATCATGAAGGAGTTGTCGGAATGGTGCCAGTCATCATCGTCCCCGTCCTAAACAGGTATGACCTACTAGAACGCTGCTTGCGGTCAATCGACTATCCGGTTGAAACACTCATCGTCATTGACAACGGTGGTAAGTCCACGTTGCATGATTGGCCTTGGGTGATTGATCGTCGTCACGTCAAGAACTATCACGTCTGGTCAATGCCTACGAACCTTGGTGTCGCCCCATCATGGAACCTCGGCATCAAAGCAACACCTCACGCTGACGGCTGGATCATCTTGAACTCTGATGCGTTCTTTGAGCCTGGACAGTTAGAAGTTTTCTACAAGGATTGCAAACCTGATTCGGTGACATTGACTGAGGCTCAGCCTGGTTGGTCTTGTGCGTGGATTGGGTCTGAGGTGATTGCCAAGGTTGGATTGTTTTCGGAATGTTATGTTCCCGCCTACTTCGAGGACAACGATTTTCAGGAACGTGCGCAACGGCTCAACGTGCAGTTCTGGACTTCTGACGCTGGGATAATTCACGACAACTCATCTACGCTTTTATCAGCACCAGAGTTACAAGAAAAAAATGCCAAAAGTTTTGCTGCCAATGGTGCGCTTCATGCGATGCGATGGCAATCAGGTCTTCCCGATGCGGGTCATTGGGATTTAACACGAAGAAGGGAATTGGGATGGGATTGAAAGAACAGCACGACCCAATAGATGATTACGAGAATCTGCACGAAGGCGAGACAATCTATGTTCTCGGCTCAGGCGCAACACTCGACTATCTGACACCAGACTTCTTTGATGACAAACTCACCATCGCAGTCAACTTCGTTGGCTCAGTATTTGGCTTGAAGGGTTACTACTGCTTCAGTCATTATCACGAAGATTCAAAGCATGAAGCCATGCAGGATGAGTGCATTGGTGTCTTTACCCCTGAGAAGGAGCATGGTACTGATGGTTTGTTCAATGGGTTTATGCCGAACATCACCACGTTCGGTACACGCACCGGCAGACCAGGAACATCCTTCGACCCACATGACAAAGATTGGCCTATGTTGTCAGGGCAGTTGACTATCGGGTCTTCGAGCATTCATGGGGCGATGCACTTGGCAGCGCACATGGGCGCGAAGTTCATTGTCCTTGTTGGGGCTGACTGTGGTTCGTTGGGTGGGCGTGACAGGGTTGACGGTTATGTGCCAGGTGATTCGCATTGGGCTTTGTATGAGATGCACCTTCGAGCGATGAAGCAACGCCTGTGGGATGTGTATTCATGTCAGGTGTATTCGTTGAACCCGTTTGTGAACTATTCCCTTGAGGGTGTTCCATATCGTGGTGCTGCGTCAATCAACTAGAATCGGGACACCATGACGATCACCAATGGCTACGCCACACGCAACCAGGTCAAAGCAGCTCTCCGCATCGGTACCGCTGACACCCTTGATGACGACTTGATTGATAACTGTGTTGGGGCTGCTTCACGTCTGATTGATGGTTATTGCAATCGCAAGTTCTGGCAGAGTGGTACGGCAGCGCGTGTGTATCAGGCTGAGGATTCTTTCTACTGTTCCATTGATGACATCGCTGGGACTGCTATCACATTGAAAACTTCGTCGCAGGCTGACGGAACTTTTGACATTACTTGGAGTCGTTCTGATTATCAGTTGGAACCGTTGAACGGAAACCTTGATGGGTTGGAGTGGAGCTACGACAAGATTCGTGCTGTTGGCGATTATCTGTTCCCAACTGTGAATGCGAACTATGGTGAGCAGGCTTTGGTTCAGGTGACTGCTGTGTTCGGTTGGCCTTCTGTGCCGGAGCCGATAACGCAGGCCACGATCATTCAGGCTTCACGTATCTTCAAACGCTACGACTCGCCTCTTGGTGTGGCTGGGTTCGGTGACTTGGGCGCGATTCGTGTGTCTCGATTCCTTGACCCTGATATGGCTCAGTTAGTCGAGCCTTATCGTCGTATGCGGATTTTTGCATGAGTTACTCAGTCACCGATATTAAGACTGGTATCTCTAACGCGCTTGCCACGATTCCAGGCTTGAGGGCTTACGCTCAGCAACCAGACAATCTGAATGCTCCGTTCGCTTGGCCTATGTTGGATTCAATCACCTACAACGGGGCGATGCGTGGCGGGCTAGTGACCCATATTTTCGTGGTGTCTGTCGTTGTGGGTAGGTCTGCGGAACGTACAGCCCAGACTGCATTGGATGGGTATCTGTCCTATGAGGGTGCGACTTCGGTTCGTGCAGCGTTGGAAGCGGATCGTTCGTTGGGTGGGGTGGTGTCAAATCTGCTGGTTGAATCTGCCAGCAATATCTCCACGATGGACGGTAACGACACGACGTATCTGATGGTTGACTTCCGTGTGGTGGTGTACGCTTAGTTGATACGCAATCCTGCGAGCGTGTAGAGTTTCAGTAGTAAATCTTCGAGTGCCGGAAGGCAGGAGTCACAAACATGGCAAAGCA